CTCACGTGATAGGTAACCCACAATTCACCCATGGTAACATTGTCAGCCTGTTGGCCAATTGTAGCAATTGTTGTGTTACCTAAAACTGAAAATCTTGCATCACCACTTGCTTGTGTATAATTAGTTATACCTGGAACTACATATTGTGTTCTAAGGACATTACGTTTTGGATCACATTCAATCGGATGCATGAAATTCGAGTATGGTACACCACTACTTGAAAATTCTGCAGCCTCCATCTGTCTTTTTGAGTTGAATGTTGTATCATAAGGATCATAATCCGTAGCCATTAATACAAGACCCATACCTGGCACAGCAGATGTGTTTGAAGTACCACTTGAACTTTTGTATTCAAGAATCATACCTAACATTTCAAACTCCTCATACAAGGATGCAATTTGACTCATCCATGGAAATAAGGATGGATTACCGGGATTTATGGGGTATGTAGTAGTTCTAAAGTTTATAGATGACAAAACATCAGCTACATATTCCCTATGTGAAAATATAATGTCACTTCCTCTCCCTGAAGTTGAAAAGGATGGAGGTGATTGTGTATCCATTCCCTGGACCAAGTTCTCACCCGAAGGATGAAGGAGAGTATTTCTCTTTATTGTATACTTTCCCATCCCAAAAACACGTGACAACCATGATCCTGCATTACCTAACTGTTTCCCAATACCAAATTCAGAACCAATTGCATTACCAATTTTGTTTGCTACTTTATTAAAATTTGAAGCCCCTTCTCTTTCATTCTCATTTAAATTACTCCATGCTTTTTTTCCCCAATCTAATGCATCACTAAAATACCCTCCTCTACCTCTAATTTTATTAACTTTTTTTGGTAATTTATTAACCAATTTAGTTACTTTTTTTATTGTTTTTTTTTGTTTTTTTAATTGACTAGACATTTCTTATAAGTGCCCTATTTTGTTAATTGTGAGGGTTTTGTTACACAAACTGGCTCGAGCTATACTGTGCCAGAAATTTCCTGTGTTACAATTAACAGTGTTTTCTAATATAATTCTACTTCTATTTTTGCATTACTC